GTAAAGGTTTAAGACCCGCTTTAGCAATATCATTAGGACAAAATAAATACCAATCAGAGTTTTCTTTGACTGCTCTCATGAAATTATCAGGTAACCATAGTGCAGTAAATAAATCACGTGCTCTTAACTCTTCAGCCCCTGTGTTCTTTTTTATATCTAACAAGTCAATTATATCTTTATGCCAAGGTTCAAGGTAAATAGCCGCAGATCCTGGTCGTCTTCCTTGTTGATTGAAGAATCTTAAAGATTCGTTTACAATTTTCAGATACTTTAATAGTCCCCCGGCATAACCTCCTGAACTTGAAATTCTACTTTCTTTACTTCTGATATTGGACATTGACAAACCAATACCAGCCGCATCTGAAGAAAACGTTGAGATGTCCGTTAATGTATCTAACAACCCTTTTCTTGAATCAGAATTATTATAGTGAAGAACACATGACGCTAATTGTGGTACCTTTGTTCCAGAATTGATCATAATTGGAGTTGCCTTGGATATAAGTTGATTGGACAAAGATTTGTAATATTCAACGGCATCAACAAAATTATCTGTGACCCATAAAGCAATCCTCATGTACATATGTTGAGGTCTTTCTACAATAGTACCATTAGGTCTCTTTAAAAGATACATTTCTTGGAGTGATCTCCATGCGAAATAATCAAAATTGTAATCATTGTCATGATTAATTACGGCATCAATACTATCAGCACCATACTCATTAATTGTTTCTATAAGTTTTTCGTTGATGATACCATCAACATAAAGTAGGTCCATAGTTTCAGAAAAACTAGGGTTAGTTTCTTTGTGATAAGAGGAAATAGCAACAGAAGATGCTAATCTTGAATAATCGTGATGACTTCCAGTGTATGAGGCCGCAATTTCATAAACAAGTTTATCCAATTCTTTTGTTGTTATTTCACCTTCAGTTGGAACTGAAGTGATAACTTTTATGAATATCTCATCTGAATTTACATTCAAACCTTTGGCCGCTCGTTTTACACGATTATAAATTTTTTGTGGGTTAAAAGATACATTATCCCCATCTCTTTTAAGTATTTTAAGTGACATCATATATTTATTTTTTTAAAAATCATCAGTAAATGAAATTGACTCATTCAATTTCGCTTTTTGGTATTCCATTGTTCTTGATTCGAAGAAATTACCTTTTGTTTCTACCGCAATCTGTTCCATGAACTTGAATGGTTGTTCTACATTAAAATGTTTACTACAACCTAACTTAACAAGTAACCCATCAACCACAAACTCAAGATATTGTTTCATTAAATTAGAGTTCATACCAATTAATGAAACAGGTAAAGATTCAGTTATAAATTCTTTTTCAATCTCTAATGCGGATAACAAAATTTCTTTGATTCGTTTTTCAGATGGCTTGTTTTCACAATGATTATTTAATAAATGTATTGCAAAATCACAATGTAAATTTTCATCTTTGAAGATTAGTGAATTTGCGTTACACAACCCTTGCATTATCCCTCTTGATTTTAACCAAAAAATTGAACAGAATGATCCTGAAAAGAAAATACCTTCAACAGCAGCAAACGCCACTAATCTTTCTTGGAAGGAAGAGTTGTCTATCCAATTCAAAGCCCATGTTGCCTTCTTTTTTACCGCTGGTAAGTTTTCGATTGCGTTGAAGCATTCGTCTTTTTCTTTAGCATTACTGATGTAAGTATCAATAAGTAAGGAATACATCAAAGAATGTATATTTTCCATAGCCAATTGAAATCCGTAAAAGAATTTAGCTTCAGGATATTGTACCTCTCGATAAAAATTTTCGGCCAAATTCTCATTAACAATCCCATCAGATGCAGCAAAAAACGATAATACGTTCTTCACAAAGAATTTTTCATTATCCGTCAATTTTTCCCAATCACGAATATCATTCGTTAAATCAACTTCTTCGGCAGTCCAAAAAGCCGCTTGATGCATTTTGTAAAATTCCCAAATATCATTGTGCTCAATTGGGAAAATGACAAACCTATTAGGATTTTCAACTAATATTTTTTCCATTTTTTTTAAGTTTTTAATTATTTTTTGTTTCTTCTTTTTGTCTTTGTTGTCTTTTTTCCAACAATTCTTTGACTCTTTGTCTTTGTCTTTCTTCATGTTTTTCTTCCAACCCTAAAAATGTCATTGAACTTTCGGTATCAATGTCAATCATTGCGTTATCAAATTTACAATTTTCAAAGACAATCCCGTCATCACCGATCCTCGATTTGGTGATTGCGATAGTTGCTAATTTCATTTCTTTTTGTTGTAACGTTTTAGCAACTGTAATAATAACGTGTCCAACTTGGGCTTTTTTAATGGACCCACCCATTTGATCTGTTGTAACTACTTCTGAAGATATCGAATTTCTGTTTCCTTGAGTTGCTGTCCAACCTACTAAATTTAGTTCGTGACACATCGCCTCAAATCCTCTCATTACCGACCCTTCACTTTTCCACTCATCCCCCAAGTTTTTATCAGGAACAACACAATCAATATAATCAAGTAAAACCATATCAATCTTTAAACCATCCGCAATCATCTTTCTGATTTGATTCTTAATTTGTAACATAGTTACAGTGTCAGATGGTAATTTTTTCATAATTAACTTATTTGACATGGTTTCCTCAATTTCTTTAACTTTTTGAAGTACTACGTCTCTTTTTTCTGACAATTCGTCAGGGTGTATCTTAGTCCAAAGAGTATAATGTTTTCTTTGTATTACCTTTGGGTTGTCCTCAAAAAAGATCTGTAAGACATTAAAACCTAAGTTAAATGCGTGGTTTGCAATTTTAGTTAAAACGGTCGATTTACCAACCCCTGTTGGGGCTAAGATTACGCCTATCTCCCCTTTCGCCAATCCTCCTTTCATTAGTCGGTCAATACCAGGTATTCCCATTGGGATTGGGTGTCTGTAATCATCGTCTAAGACCTGATCCATATTAGAAAAAACATCCAAAATACTTGTATCTTTTTCTCCAACTTGTAAAGCCCCTCTAACCATTTCTTCAAGAGCATCGTAGTTTTCAAATTCACCACCATCAATGATCTTTTGTGCTTTACCCATAACTTTCTGTAATTCTTGTTGTTTACAGAACTTTAATGCTTTTTCTTGAACGAAATCCACTCCGTCGATAGGTGCATCCTTAATTTTCTTAATTGTGTCCAATACAACTTTAGACGCAATTTCTTGTTGTAATTCAGATTTTGTAATCTGTTCTAATGTTTCAAATGATGGAGTATGATTGTATTTTGAATAATACTCTCTAATCATTTGTACAATTATTTTAAAGTATTTATTCTCAAAATAATTGTTCTCGATCACATCTATAATAGAATGTGAAAAGTCCTTGTCTAAGACCATTTGATTTAATAATTGTAATTGGAATACGTTACCCAAATACTCGAAATTTTTGTTTGTCGCCATATATTTTTCCTTCCTTTAGTAATGATAAATACTATTAGTTTTGGATAAATTCGGGATAGTCAAAATTAAATTTTTTACCTGAAAAAATGTCAGTAAGGTCACCTAATATACCTTTTAGTTGCGGGCGTAGGTCTACGGTGTATCTGACCTTTGGTGGGTACAATTTAGCGTCAAATGTTCTCTGACAAATTGTCATATCTCCAACCTTTATAAAGAGGTTAAAATTTTCAGGTCCGTCAGTTATGGATGTATTTAACATCTCCGGATTTTCACCAATTTCATATTGATTGTCTAACATATAGACAACACTTCTCATTTTAAGATTGTACTGAAGCTTTTCAGTAAAACTACGTATGTACGAATAAAATTCTTGAGATTTGTGCGCATTTTTATTAAATCCTTTGACATTAAAAAAACGTTGTACAACAATGTTATCATTACACATTAATAAGAACTCTACTTTTGTTACATCTTGATCTTTCATAAATTTGTTTTTTTTTTTACTTTTTGTTTCTAAATTTTAATTTTTCTTTTCTTGACAGTTTTAAAAATGGTTTTAAAAAATTAACCCAATTATCATCTCCTTTTGGTAGGTATTTGAAAAAACCATCCTCCATCATCATCCTGATTAAATTTCTATGTCCTCTCCCATCCGGATCCATAGATTCTGATTGGTACATTTCAACTAACTTTTTGTCCTCATCTGAAATTAAAGGTTGGGATAAATCCACAATCTTTTGATTAATAACAAAAAACTCATCCCCAAAAATACCTTCTTTTGTTTTTCCACTTAATAAATTTTGTAGAGCAACAACATCTTTGTTTTCTTTGAGTAACTCCTCCCCTCTTGTTAAAATATCGGTAAAAGACATCTCTGAATCAAGTAACTCAGGAAAAAATTTAACTAAAGTTTTCTCACCTAAAAAAAATATGCCATCAATATTATCGGAACTATCACCAGTTAATATTTTTACGGTTTTAATATTTTCGTGAG